AGGCTACTTAATGAATGCAATGGTAGCTATGCCCGACCACGGGGAGTTTGAAGTTAACGCACTACAGGGCTTCGAGCATGTATTCAGCGGGCACTTTCATAAACGCCAGACTAAGGGCAACGTGACTTACGTTGGCAACTGCTTTCCGCATAACTATGCAGACGCCGGAGACGACGATCGTGGCATGATGGTGCTAGAATGGGACAAGCAACCAGAATTCCATGCATGGCCCGACCAACCACGCTATCGTGTGTTCCAACTAAGCGATGTAATTTCGCACACCGAAGCTATGCTACAGCCCGGTATGCATGTTCGTGTTAACCTAGACATTGACATCAGCTACGAGGAAGCAACGTTTATCAAGGAAACGTTTATTGACACGTACAAGCTGCGTGAGATTACCCTTATTCCTGCTAAAACAACAGACCTAACTGAATACGAAATTCAAGGCAACATCTCTTTTGAAAGTGTTGACCAAATTGTTGCAGGACAACTTACTAGTATCGAAAGCGACAAGTTCAATAAGAACTTACTACTAGACATCTATAGAAACCTTTAATGTTTAAGATAAAAGATATTACCGTGAAAAACTTTATGAGCGTCGGTAACGCTACACAGGCAGTTAACTTTGATCGCAAAGATCTTACCCTTGTCCTAGGCGAGAACTTAGACTTAGGTGGCGACGATTCTGGTGCAAGAAACGGCACAGGCAAAACCACTATTATCAATGCTCTCAGCTATGCACTGTACGGAGAAGCACTTACCAAGATTAAGAAGGACAACCTAATTAACAAAACAAACGGTAAGAACATGATGGTCACTATCGACTTTAACAAAGACGGAATTGACTATCGCATTGAGCGTGGTCGTAAGCCCAACGTCATGAAGTTCTTAGTAGGTGGAATTGAACGTGAAATCACAGATGATGCACAGGGTGACAGCCGCGAAACACAAGCAGAGATCGAACGCATGCTTGGTATGAGCCACGATATGTTTAAACACGTTGTGGCGCTCAACACCTATACTGAACCATTCTTGTCTCTGAAGTCCAATGATCAACGCACAATCATCGAACAGCTACTAGGTATCACAATGCTTAGTGAAAAAGCAGATGCACTAAAGGAACAGTCAAAGGCAACTAAAGACTTAATTACACAAGAAGAATTCCGCATCAAAGCTGTCGGCGATGCTAACAAGCGTATCCAAGAACAAATCGAAAACCTAAAGCGTAGGCAAGTATTGTGGAAAACAAAACACAACGAAGACCTAGATAAGTTGCTGGCTGCATACGACGAGCTAGATAAACTAGATATCGAAACTGAATTGCTGTCACACAAAGCGTTATCTGATTACAACGAAAAAGCAAAAAAGATCAACGAGCTTAATAATTGGATTAAACGCTGCGAACTAGATGAAAAGCGTGAACAAAAACTAATCGATACACTTAAAGCAGAAATCGCCAGTTTAGAAAATCACACTTGCCATTCGTGCGGGCAAGCGTTTCACGACGAAAAGCAGGAACAGCTATTAGAGCAAAAACGCAAAGCATTGCAAGAAGCTGCATTACAAGCATTAGCAACAAACACACAATGGCAAGAGCACACTGCTGCACTAGCGGCATTAGGCGAAATCGGAGTTCAACCTAAGGTGTACTACGATCAAGAAAGTGATGCGTTTGAACATCGATCAAGCATGGCAAGTATTCTGCAACAGCTTTCAACTAAGCAAGCAGAAACTGACCCGTACGCTGATCAAATTACTGAAATGCAAACACAGGGCGTTGAGGAAATTAGTTTTGATAAAATTAATGACTTGACGTTGCTTAAGGATCACCAAGAGTTCTTGCTCAAACTGTTAACTAACAAAGACTCATTTATTCGCAAACGTATTATTGATCAAAACTTGTCTTACTTAAATGCACGCCTTGGTCAATACTTAGATCGAATTGGACTGCCGCATACTGTTAAGTTTAACAACGACTTAACTGTAAGCATTACAGAACTCGGCAGAGACTTAGACTTTGACAACTTGTCACGCGGCGAGCGTAATCGACTAATCCTGTCACTAAGCTGGGCATTCCGCGATGTATGGGAAAGTTTATATCAACCCATCAACTTGCTGTTCATTGATGAATTAGTCGACTCGGGTATGGATAGCTCAGGTGTAGAAAACAGTCTTGCTATCCTTAAAAAGATGAGCAGAGAAAATAACCGTAGCATTTGGCTCGTGTCACACAAAGACGAGCTAGCAGGACGAGTAAACAACACCTTACACGTTGTTAAGGAAAATGGATTCACAAGTTACAACACAGATGTTGAGATTGTTTAATCTCGAAAGCATACATATCGAACTAAGCAGCAAGTGTACTTTAAAGTGCCCTCGCTGCCCTCGCACGGAATTGGATCAAGATAGCCTCAACAGAGAGTTTAGCTTGGCCCAGTTCCAAAATGCGTTTCCTATTAGCCTTTTAAAAAACAACATCAAGAAGATATTGTTCTGTGGAGACATAGGCGATCCTATATATGCTACGCAGTTTTTACAAATCATCAAATATATTAAGTCCAACACTTGGACAACTGTAGAAATCGTCACAAACGGCAGCTACAAGAAACCCGAGTGGTGGACTGAGCTTGGGTTAATGCTAACTGCATACGACAAGGTTACGTTTAGTGTTGACGGGTGGGATCAAAAGTCTAACAATCTGTACAGAGTGAACAGCGATTGGGATAGCATCATTGAGGGCATCCGTGCGTTACGTGCAACGGGGCCTGTTAGAATTAATTGGAGCACCATCTACTTCAACTTTAATGAAGACAAGATGCGTGATATAATGCTTATCGCTAAAGACTTAAAAGTAGATGGATTCCAAACTGTTAAGAGCTCCAAGTTCGACGGTGCTTATGCAGTAGACGAAGTAGACTTACTCAAGCCCTCGGCTGTTAACGTAAGTGCTACGAGCCAATATGAAAAGTCTACAACTTCTTTACGCCGTATGCAGGAAATAAAAATACTAAAGAACAACCCTGCAGGGCACACCTGGGCCAAGTGTATGCGTTGGGAAAAAGAATTGTTTATTAACGTAGATGGTATTGTGCATCCATGCCCGTGGTTTAACAGCGGGTACTACTACAACGACTTCATTGACAAATATCGAGACCGATTAAGTGTTAAAAACCGTTCCTTGTCTGAAGTGTTAACAGATACGCTATGGGACGAGTTTATTACACGTATCGAAACAATGCCATTGGATGTATGCAAGGTAAAATGTCGTGACTGTAAGTAAAGTATTCTGTAACATCCCGTGGACTGAAGTTCACATTAATGCAGACGGCACATACCAATCTTGCGGCGCACAGCCTAACACTATTACCCGTACTCCCGATGCTGCAAAGTACAATGTTCACTCCATGAGCATTGAGGACTGGATAAACAGTGAGCATCAACGTAATGCTAGATTAAACAAATTGCAGGGCAACCGCGAACCTTTGTGTGCTATGTGCTACAAAGAAGAAGAGCTAGGCTCTAGCAGTAAGCGAGTTAAGGAGAACTTAAAAAGCCGCATTGTGCCTATTAAGTTCGAAGATTCCTTTGAACGTAGCCCAGATTATGCAGCGTTTAAGTACTCGGAAGACAACCTAGGGCATAGCAATATGCGTCCTAACAGCTTTCACCTTAGCTTAGGTAATGAGTGTAATCTAGCTTGCAGAATGTGTACTCCAATGGCTAGCAGCAAAATTGCTGTAGAACAAATTAAGCTAGGGCTGTTTAACGGCTCTGCTAGACTTAATTGGACAGACAATGAAACAGCATGGGATAACGTTGTAAACTATATTTGCAGCAGCACAAACCTACAGTTTGTACACTTAATTGGCGGAGAGCCATTACTAAATCCCAAGTTTGAAGAACTAATAGATCGTCTTTTAGAGGCAGGCAAAACAGATATCTACTTAGGATTTACTACCAACGGCACTGTAGTGAATATACCGTTAATCACCAAATTAAATGCATTTAGGCATGTTGATATTGGTATTAGCATAGAGTGTATGGGGCCGTTAAACGACTATATTCGCCGTGGTTCTGATTACGAAACTGTCCTAAACAACATAGAAACTTACCTAAACCATCGCAAAGAAGCACACGTTTATGTTACAGTACGTCCTGTACCTAGTGCTTTAAGTGTACATACACTAGACGATTTATACCGTTGGTGTTTAGATAGAAAAGTGGACGTTATGACTAATATTTTAGTACGTCCGGCTTTTATGCAGATACAAAACCTGCCAGAAGATATCAAACATAGACTTTTAACACAGTACAACCACTGGCACTTTTCAGAACCTTTGCCCGGTGTAAGTAATCCCCGGGATCCAAATAGATATAAAGAACACATAGACAGCGAAATCAAGGCAATTATTAAGGCACTCCAAGAACCATCTGACCCACACTATACCAACGAACTTTACGAAAAACTCGCATTATGGCACTGGCTAGATCATGACGATATAGCAAAATATTTTGAAACTATTACAAAGGCATAACTATAGGTACACATGGACATAAAGCAAATCTAATATGACTTGGTATTTCAACAACACCCCAGTTGAAGAACTGCCCGACGATTGTATTGGGTTTGTGTATCTGATTACAAACTTAGTATCAGGACGCAAATACATAGGTAAAAAGTTAGCTAAATTTTCTAAGACCACTTACAAAACTGTAAAACTTAAAAACGGCACTAAAAAGAAAAAGAAAATCCGCTCAAAGGTTGATAGCGACTGGAGAGACTATTATGGCTCAAGTGATGAACTGAGTAAAGATGTTGCAGCTCTAGGGCAAGACAAATTTAAAAGAGAAATCACACACTATTGTAAATCTAAAGCAGAATGTAGTTACATCGAAGCACGTGAGCAATTTACTCACAGAGTTCTCGAATCAGCTGACTACTATAACGGACAGATTTCTGTCCGTGTCCATGGCTCCCATATTTTAAACAAATTATCAGTTTAAGGCTCGCACAGGCTTAACTCGTGTGCCGAACAGAAGAAACCTGGACATTGGTGTCGCAGGGAACCGAAGTCTCTATGCTGACTAGAGCACTCAATCACTATCCTTAACAGGACGAAGATCGCAAATCGCCGCGGTTTGATTGTTTGAAAAGAATAAAGCGATTGTTTGCTAGGAGTGCAAGCAATGTGTAAAGGCTAAAAAGACGTAGCAGCGATGCTACAGGTTTAACGTATATGTTAGCGTATATACTTTAAACTGCCGTTGTGATAAGAACGCAACTCGAGGTACCGGACAACCGCCTCTGTAATGTTGTAACGCTAATGACTGTTCCGAACTCGGATGAAATCATTTTTGCCCTGTGCGGGCAAAGTGTGACTGAGGAATCTGGATGAAACTAGTTTCGCTTAAGCGTAATCTCTAAATGAAGATAGTAAATTAATTGTTAGTTTATTATCTTGATTTAGTAATGTTGATGAGCGATAGCGAAAGCAACAGATGTACGCAGTACATCTTTAAAAGAAAGGTAATCCTGACTTTTTAGTAGTTTCCATATTGTCTTTGATGATTTTATCGATTATAGAGCGTTCTTGCTGACTTAGTAATGCAGCATCGTCGTAGGATATGCCGCCCCTCATGTACCAACATATTCTAAGCAGTTCTTCTTTAATGGCTTTTGATTCGCGTTCTTGTTGCTCAATCAATGAAACGCTATCTTCGTAACTTAGGGTCAAAAGCCTTTTGCGAAAAAACTTGAGTAATCAAAGTCCACGTTCATTTGGAATTCACTACTACAATCACTGCAGGTTGTATCATATGGTTTGAGTCCAGCAGCCTTACTGTACTCTGCAATACGAGCTTGAATATCACGCATTACTTCAGCTTCTGCGTTTGAGTAATATTCACGTATAAAACCCTCATCGCTTACTTTAGTGCCGTCAGCTAGGATGTACTCTGTACATCCTGTGATGTTATCTAAGTTAAGATCAATCATCTTCTTGATATGCTTATCGTATTCAGCTTTACGAACTTCTTCATCTAATTCTGGGTTGCTAAGTGCTTGAATTAGTTTTTCTTCTTCTAGCTGAATAGCACCTGCTCTGCTAACGTGAGCATAGTCCATTGGCTTTAGGTAAATCTCTAGCCCATCTTCTGTTTTAACAGGAGTTGAGTAGTCTGGCATTTGAACTTGGCGCAAAATGTGATTTAAATCTAAATCGTATTCGTTTTCTTCACCGCAGTGTGGGCACTTGCTAGTGATAGGCATCTTCTCGCCGTAGCTGGCAATACGTATAGCAATCAAAGTACTATCCACGTCTACACTAGGCATAGCCCATGCATCTTTAACGTTTGGGCAGCAGCTTTCAATAACTTGTACAACGCTAGTACCGTTTACTAATGCGTCTGGTGTGCGTAGGATAATTTCATCCTTTGCAGTCATTGGGTATACAGGGATTTCACCAATTGCAGTTTGCTCTAATGAGCCTTCTTTCCAGAATTTGCCGCCGCTTGTTAGTTTAATGTACAAAGCAGGTTGGCGAAAGTGTTTAGCTAGTGGATTGCTAGAATTTGACATGTTTAAGTCCCATAAATAATTGATATTGTATATATTTATGGGCAAAAAACCGTATGGCTGACGAAAACGAAATTAATAAGAAGACCGAGGACTTAAAGAACTCGATGAGTCAGTCTGAGGAAGCATTAAAAAACTTAGCTAAACTCTTTGGCAAAAACGCCGACGACATGCGTGATGCTTGGTCCCGGGAAGCTAAAAGCCGAGAAGACTATCGTAAAAAGTCTGAAAAGAATTACGACAATACTAAAGTTGGTATCGATAACCTACGTAATAAATTTAAAGAAGGTGCAGCTACTGCACAAGAATTTGAAGCTGAGTTAAGCAAACTACGTGACGAAGTTAACAAAACCACTGATAAAACAAAGAAAGCTCAGCTACTTAAAGAAAAACAAGACTTAGAAGCTGAAAATTCACGCCTAAAAGTTAATCAGATCTTCAAAGATAGCATGGGCGAGCTTGGTGGGACCGTAATTAAAGGTGTTGCCAACTCGTTTACAAGTGCAGCTAAGTCGGCACTAGGTGGTGGGGATGCCCTTAAAGTTGCAGCCGACTTTATGTCGTCAAATATTGACACAGCTAACCAAGCTAGTCAAGTTGGGTCTAAAGCACTAACTGACTTTGGAACAGCAACAGCGGGCGCAGGCGGCAAACTTAAGTATGTTGGAGTTGCAGCTACAGCAGCAGGCTCTGCTTTAGGAT